CACTGATTTAATTGAAAAATATGCTTCACCAAACACATCCTATGATATTTTGGGAGTAGTATTAAAGAGCAAGTTGACGCATGATAGATGCAAAATTAGAAACCCTATTTATGAAGAGGTTAGAAACTTGAGAGGCAATCAGCCAAAGGTGCAATACCAATACTTGCAATTGCGCAAGAATGGCAAGCTTCCATCATTTTTAAAGTATTATCCCGAGTACAAGAAGGAATTTTCTGCTGCAAGAGATCAATTGCACTTTTTCACAGAGAGTCTTTTTCAAAATTATTTGTCTTGTTATATTCGCAAAGAAAAGCCGCTGATTGAGTTTCCTGGTCATTTTAGACCTCACATGTTTAAGATCCATGAGATTTACAAGAATGAATTGAAAGATAATGGACTGTATGTTACAAATACAGTGGTTCGCGATTATGTAAATGACCTTCATCCATCGCAACAGATGTTTGCTATGAATTACAATATGCGAAAGAGAACTATAGATATTATAAAAACTGAGCAGGATGAAGTTTAAACTTGAAATTTAAAAATTTAAGCGATAAAAACTATTTTATTAAAAACCTATTTAAACATTTTAAAATAATTATTTAAAATGTTTAAATGGATTCGCCTTTTATACACAAGTGCAATCTTATCACCAATTAAAAATCAATTTATTAAAAATGCGGAATTACCAGTCTGTAAAGATTGTGTTCATTTTAAGCCTTATGATGTAAACGAGTTAAACTATAATCTTGGAAAGTGTGGCAAATTTGGAAGAAAAGATATTTTGTCGGGAGAAATTACATATGTATTTGCAGAATCATGTAGAATTGACGATGATCAATGTGGAAAAAATGGCACTTATTTTCAAAATAAAGACAATAATATTACTGTAACAAAAAAAGACCCACTTGTTGCAGATAATTATGGATGGTAAATGATAAAAAATTTTTAAATTAGATAATTTATAATTATTTTAATAAATTATCCTAACACAAATAATACAAATATAACAAAATTAATCTACGTAAAACTCTCTGCAATTTTCTTAAATACTGCAACAGCATCTCCAATGCATGCCTTCAAGTTAATTTTGATTCCTTCCTTGTCAGTTGCATCATGAAAAGCAATGCGTACAATGCTGTCATTGTCGTGAGGATGCATCTTCTTAAACCCGCAATATGTTAGCGTTTTGGCGCCTTCATAGAACTTGGAATAAAGCATGTACTCCAAAACTTTGCCGAGCGTGTAATCTTCATTTACCAAGATAATGTCGTAAGAATTATTCATTGTATTTTTTGACGGATCAATCTGCAATTCATCCGTGTCAATGAGCACGTCAAGTTTACGCAGCTTTTCAACTAGAACGGAGCATGATTTTGCAATAAGCTCATTGTTTGTAAAAACCCCAACAGTTTGAATAGTAAAATCAAAACTGTCAGGTAGCGTGAAGCGAAGACCATCCAACAAGCGCCAATTAGCTGCTTCAAATTCAATACTTTCAGTACTAAGTCCAGAATCGCGCCACTGCTGAACGCGCTTTGCCAGCTCCTTCTCCACTTTTTCAGGATCTTGTGTATAACCATATGCACATGTGCCTACCACATTGTACATGGCATCCTCCTTGGCAGTTCCAATAGAGAATTCGCATGTAAAGTTAATTTTTTCACCAGGAATTTCTTCTGTAATCTTGGGTCTCAAGTGAACAAAATCAATGTAATATTCTCCCCTGCCACTTTGAGGAACAAAAGGAGGAAAGATTCTCTTTTTATCTGCTGGAGTCAAATAGTCGCCAGTTGACAAATTCTTAATTTTGAAGTGTTCTGTAGTAACTCGCATGACAGTGTCAGTCAAGTTTTCCTCTTTTACCTCCAAAAGATAATTCTCAAGCGGAATTTCTAGGTCAGGAATGTGAATGGGTATGCATCCAAGTCGCTGCTTCAAAATCTCATTATTTAGGCGAGATGTATTGGAAATAAACTTGGCCTTGTTCAACTCATATGGAAGGGTTTTGAAAACAACTGTAGGAATATCTGACAAAATAGTTCTGCGAATTGCATTTGCTAAACTGACATTCACTCCGCTAAGAGTGAATGTGAGTGTATTAAAATCGTCATTTTGTTGGAGCTTTTGAATGCTAGGATCCATTGTAATCTTATATAAAACAATATATTTAATATCCTTAATCAATTTTTTGTTTTATCATTTAACATTGCCCCTTTTTTCTTTTACAAATATTTAGTGGAATCGTCGTTTAAATATCCAATCAAAAACCTACAGATAATTTAGTAAATATGAGCTCAATTCTATATTACAGTAATTTTTGTGAACATTCCAAGAAGATTTTACAGATATTATCAAAGACGCAAGTAAGCAAGGATGTCCATTTTATTTGCATTGATAAAAGAGTAAAGGGAACGGATGGAAAGATCTATATAGTTTTTGAAAATGGTAAAAAAATTATCATGCCTGAAAATGTGACAAAAGTCCCAGCATTACTATTAATGACGCAAAATTATCGCGTTGTTTATGGTGAGGCTATATACGATTATTTTAAACCTAAACAAGAGGTTTTAACAAAACAAGTAACACATAATAATTTAGAACCTATGGCATTTTCTTTTGGAGGTGGTGGAGCCTTTGGTGCTGGAGGTGGCATTGTATCTGACAACTATAGTTTTTTAGATATGGATGCTGATTCTTTAACTGCAAAGGGGGATGGTGGATTAAGACAAATGCATAGTTATGTAACATTGGATTACAATGATAAAATTAATACACCAACGGATGAAACAGATTTTAAGTCGGCTAAGATGCCAGAGGGATCAACAATAGAAAATTTGCAAAGGCAGAGAGAGCAGGAAATATCAACTCTTCAACAAAGTGGAGGAAGAGCATTTTGATTACACCTTTGCACAATTAAATCGCCAATTCTGGGACGATTTATCAGTGCAAAGGCAACGGTTCCATGCGCATTAAAAATGCGCAAAGGTGTAAAAATATGCAAATAACGGATTATAAAATGATTAAAGAATAAATATATTAGTTTAATCATTTAAAAAAAACAATACAGATAATAATATTGATGAACTCAAGTCAGATTCTTAAAACCTTCAACGATCATTTTATTGAATTTGTAAGCGACGTGCAAAGTGTATTTCCTGAAAATATTGATCTTTTAACAGCAAAAAATGCATTTCTTGCAATTAGAAAAGCAAATCCAAGAATTATTATTAAAATTTTCAAGGCTCAAGTATCGGACCCTTATCAAAAAGAAATTGATTCAGGAGATCTAGGATTTTTTATCGTGAAAGATTATGCAAATGATTTAGTAGATGCAGATAATTCAAAGCAAATTATGGATGCAATTGATGGATTGAGGAATCCTGTAAAGCAGATGGATGCCGAGAATCAAGCCAAGGTGATGAAGTATTTGCAAAATTTGAAGAAGTTGGCAACTATTTATGAATCAATGTAATAATTTGCGGAAGATTTGCATGTTATGCAAATATATATTTAATTAAAATTCACTTAATTTTAAAATATATATTTCATCAAGTTTGATTTAAATATATATTGTGTTTTTAAAATATATAAATGTCTGTTGAAGAGGAAATGCCACAAGAGAAAAAGATTAAGGCTCCAGAAGAGTTTTACAAGATAATCAATGATTTTACGAATGATATCATTACTACATTTCCAGAATACGAACCCATTATCAAGCGATGGTGGTTAGCAAAGGATTTATCACACATTGTGGATCCAGTGGAGAAAGAGATGGAAATGCTTGCTGACAAGGAAAAGAGGGTTACTTTTATTCACAAGCACTGCATGCGAGTTTTTCCTGAGCGTTTTTTTGATATTCTTTACCAAAATGCGGACATGTTCAAGGATGAATCCGTTGTAAATACAGAGTTTTTACCAGGAATTGTATTCAAATACTTGTGGACAATGGATATTTCGGACAATACAAGAGAAACCATTTGGAAGTATTTGCAACTTATTCTTTTTTCGGCCGTGAGCTCAGTCAATAATACAACCGAGTTTGGTGATTCTGCCAAGTTGTTTGAATCTGTAAACGAAGATGAACTAAAGGGCAAGTTGCAAGAGACCCTATCAAACATTCAAAATCTTTTTGAGAATCAGCGCTCAGCTTCTGGGGAAGAAGGCCAACAACCCAATTTGGGCGGCGAGGGAATGAATGTGCCAAATGCCGAGCATATTCATGAGCATTTGCAAGGGATGATGCAGGGCAAGTTGGGCAAGATTGCAATGGAAATGGCAGAGGAGGCTGCTCAAAACTTGAACATGGATATGGAAAATGCTGGTAGCGCGCAAGAAGTATTTCAAAAGATGTTCAAGAATCCTGGCAAACTTATGAATATGGTTAAGAATTTAGGAGATAAGTTGGATACAAGGATCAAAAGCGGTGAAATTAAAGAGAGTGAATTAATCAGCGAGGGGATTGATTTGATTAATAAGATGAAAAATATGCCAGGAATGGATGGTATGCAAGGCATGTTTGAGAAGATGGGCATTCCTGGTCTAGGAAGAAACTCCAAGATTAATATGGGTGCAATGGAGAACCAGATGAAGCAGAATTTAAAGACTGCGCAAACAAGAGAGCGCATTAAATCAAAGTTAGAGGCAAAGAAGGCTGCAGATGCTGCTGAACAGATTGCTACGGCGGCAAGAGTTGCGGCTCAAGCAAGTCAGCCCCAAATGACGGATGATGAATTAATTGCAGCTATTGGCAATGTAACTACAAATACAAATTCCAATTCTACAAGCAGCAAGTCCAAATCTAAGGGCAAGGGAAAAAATGGTAACAAGAAGAAGTGAACAAATATATTAAAAATATTAAAATTTGACTAATTTAATTTTTAATTCTATAAAAATTAAGTAACTAATATATATAATATGACAGTTCCATTTTGGTCTAATGATCCAACAATCCTATTAAATAAAGACTATATCTTTCAATTATGGCCATCTTCATGCATGACATTTGAAGAAAAATTAAATGCAATCAGCAGGATTGTTATTGTATTGTCTATTTTTGGATTTTTACTTACACGTTCTGTTAGAATGTTGGTGATTGGTTTAGTAACATTGGTGGTTGTTTTCTTCCTTTACAAATATAGAAAACAGCAGATTATTAAGGGATTAATTAACAAGGAGGGATTCGTAAATGTTACTGCCGATTATAGTGGAAAATCGCGCCCAGCGACATTAACGGAGGCACACGATGCTTCTTCTACCCCTTCAGGTAAAAAAAGTGTTCCTCTAGATAATGTGTTGAAAAATGATTATTATTCCTCCACAAAAAGAAATCCTATGGGAAATGTTTTGCTTACTGAAATAAGCGATGATCCTTTGAGGGAGGCTGCACCACCGTCTTTCAACCCTCAAGTTTACGACGATATTACAAAAAACACAAAGAGGGCAGTACAAATGTTAAACCCTGGAATAAAAAATACAAACAAACAGTTATTCGGCGATTTAGGCGACAAATTTAATTTAGATCAGTCTATGATACCCTTTTATTCCACGCCAAACACGAGAGTACCCAATGATCAGGGTGCATTTGCTGATTTCCTTTATGGAAACATGCCTTCATGCAGAGATGGAAGTGCTTTTGCTTGTGTTCAAGACAACGAGAGATATATTCTTATTTAAATTTACTATTTTTGAAAACATTGCGCACATTATTTTTTGTTTAGTAAAAAAATAATGTCTAATATATATAAATATGGCACACATATCTTCTTATACTTTTGATAACATGTCTAGGATGGGAAACGATAACTGTTGCGTGGATCAAACCACTATACAAAACGTCCAGTCCTGCAATTACACCCTTCAAAATTATTTTGCTCAAGATTGCTCCATGAAAAATCCCATTGCTTTAGCAACAACTCAGCCATGTGTATTTTATAATGGAGGCCACAATTCTGGAGCTGGTGGTTGCAACATTGATGATAACTCTAGATTGTTAATTGGCAGTGTGCAGACACACCCTAGATGCCGCATTGACTTGTATCAGCGCCCATTTGCTACGGTTCCTTACCTTGGTCGTGGAGCGGTGGATCCCGCTTTAGAGGCGCAGATTCAGCAAGGGGAGTTGAGCACCAATAAACGCTCAATCAACCAATTGGGAGAACAGAGCTTTATGAAATACAGCTCAACACCTTTAATCCCATCTATCAAGGATAAGATCACAAATCCTGCTAATTTGGTTGAGGGTGCTGCTGCCCAAGGCTGGATCCGCGGTGGTGTTCCTTCCAGGGAGCTCACTAGAGACAAAGATTACTACGATGCTCACACAAACGAGCAATATGTTTAAATTATTTGCGCCTTATATGCAAATTTGATTGAATTTTATATTTATTATAAATTTCAATTTAAAGCTTTTTTATAAAGATTATGTAATGGAACAGGCCTATTATATTAACCACAATTCGGTTTACAAAAGAATAGAGGAGGATTTTTTGAATAGTGATGACTATTCAAAGGAAGAAGTGTTGTTATTATGCGAACAGACTTATAGAATGGAGCTTTTGGAGGTTTTTAGAATGCAGATCTTTGATGAAGCTGAGATGAACATGCATGTGCGTGCTTTATATAATGACTGCAAAACGAGTGCAGATTTGATGTCGTGTGCCGAGGTTTTAGATAAGGATTTAGAAGTGGGATTTAGATTATTTTTGTCATATGATTATTTTTATTTGGCACATAAATGCATTGCTGAGTTTTTAAAAAATGGGCAAATTTGTGAAAATAGTTTAAATAGTTTTTTATTTTTATTAAAGGCGAATGAAAATTCTCCCGATGAAAATTCCACCGATGAAAATTCTTGATAATTTTATTTATTTACACTATATATAATATGGCATCAACCAGAAATATTAATACACCTGGAAATTATTGTTTAGAGGAGCGTGAATACAAGAATATGGAACAATATACGTTGTATAAGAACTCGCAATATGGTGAGGCTTACAAAACTAGACTACCTGGAAATGGCGTGAACCCTGGACAGATCCCTGGTAACAAGTTGGCTTACAACTCCATTGACATTGAATCTTTTTTATTTGGCGTCAATTCTACGAATTTAGTGAAACCTGCTGCTCCATTGGTGCCAGAGTTGGTAGACTTGAAGACGCAGAATTTCTTTACAAGTGCGCCAGTGTATATGCCTGATAATTTAGTTGTGGAAAAGCATCAACGCCCATTCCCTTGCCCTTAAAAAATAATATTTGTATATTTTACAATGCCTGGAAAAAAATATTCAAGTGTTTCTACTTTATTAGGAACAGGATTTGGTGCAAAAATGGTTAAAAAAAATGCAAATACGGTGGTTAGTCAAAATAATATTTACAATGAGCCTAATCTTGGTGGATTAACTCAACCATCAACTCAACCACAAAATCCAAATCTAGCTGCAACTCTTCCTACACGATAATATTTATAAATAAAATGTTTTCATTCCCCTGAAATTTTATATTGTTATTAAGTTATTTCAATATAAAATATATTTTGCTTTATTATATATGAGCAGCATTAACGCAAATGAAATAAATGCGAATAATATCACCACAAAAAACATTAATGTTACAACCATTAATGGCAAACCGTCAAGGGAGTTTGTTTATAATGCTCTAGGAATAAAGGTGCAGGGGTGCGATGATAACTGCGATGATCCTGTAAATGAAGATTGTGACGACGGACCATGTGAACCAGAAGATGATCCATGTGGTTGCAATCCAGTGTATCCAGATTTGATTGGTAAACCTGGACCTCCTGGTCCTGCTGGTCCTGCTGGCGCTAATGGCGCCACTGGTGCTTTGGGAGCGACTGGTCCTACTGGAATACAAGGTGAACAAGGTTTACCTGGTTTTAAAGGAGATAAAGGTGATACAGGACCAACGGGATTGCAGGGACCCACTGGTTTGCAGGGAGCCGACGGCGAGGCAAAAAATACTGGTGCAACTGGCGCAACAGGACCTACAGGATTGCAAGGACCCACTGGTGTTCCTGGTACTTTTGCTGGAAAAGGTGATACTGGGCCAACAGGACCTACAGGATTGCAAGGAAATACTGGTCCAACTGGAGCACCAAGCGCAGTAACTGGACCGACGGGATTGCAAGGAAATACAGGTCCAACTGGACTGAAAGGTGAAAAAGGCGATACAGGTCCAACGGGATTGCAAGGTGAAAAAGGCTTGAAAGGTGATACTGGTCCAACAGGACTTCAAGGTGCAAAAGGCGATACTGGACCAACGGGCTTGCAAGGAAATACTGGTCCAACTGGACTGAAAGGTGATACAGGTCCAACGGGATTGCAAGGTGAAAAAGGCGATACAGGTCCAACGGGCTTGAAAGGTGATACTGGTCCAACAGGACTTCAAGGTGCAAAAGGCGATACTGGACCAACGGGCTTGCAAGGAAATACTGGTCCAACTGGCTTGAAAGGTGATACTGGTCCAACAGGACTTCAGGGTGCAAAAGGCGATACTGGACCAACGGGATTGAAAGGCGATACAGGTCCAACAGGTTTAAAAGGCGATACTGGAGCACCAAGCACAGTTACAGGGTCAACTGGACCTTGTTGCACTGGACCAACAGGACCACCTGGAGCGGCGACATCTGGTTCAAATGTTGCCGCGTCTTATAGTTTAGCTTATAATCCAACTGTGTTTAATACTGGTATATCGCTTAATGTAGGAGGATTAGCGCCACTATATGGCACTGTTATGTATTATGACACAGTAATTTATGAAGAAGGAATTACAAATACTACAACTGGTACAAATAAAACAAAAATAAACATATTGACTACTGGTGTTTATGAAATATGGTATAATATTAGAATAGCATCTGTTCCAGCAGAACAAAATAATACTTTTGGAATTTTTTCATATATTAGAAAAAATGGAGCAACATCACCAACCCCATATATTTCAAATACTCTTTTACAAAATAACTATGTAGGTACGTTTTCTCAAGGAGATCCAAACACATATGTACCAGCTGCTCCATTTTATTTAACAGGGCAATATATTAATTCATTTATTGCAGGCGATTATATAGAAATATTTGTATATCCATCAACTGACTGGATTAATCAGGGTGTACTAGCTGTGCCAACAGTTGGTATAAAACAAATCGCAACTGATATTGGAAAAACAGGACCTACGGGCCCAGGTCTAAGAATTTCTCCAATAGCTGGTACAGGATCAATTCTTTTGAATAATCCAACGGGATCAAATAATGCATATTACAGTAATGTTATAACAATAGACGGTGTAACAGGAGTCAATGTGAGTGCAAATATAGTCCCAACTATAACAAATACGTATTCTCTTGGATCTACTGGCGCAAAATGGAAGGATGTATATGTTGGACCAGGAACTTTGTATGTGGGAGATAACGCAATATCTGCAGAGGGAAATTATACTGTTATCAATGGAAAGAATTCTGGAGGTATTCGCGTTAATGACATTGAATTCAATACTATGAATGGAGTTAGTAATACTTTAATGCCATTGCGTCACTCAACATCCAATATTGCAATAGGAACCGATGTTCTTTCAAATGTACAAAGAGGAGATGGAAATGTAGGAATTGGAGATTATTCTTTACAAAATGTTCAAAAAATCCTAGGAACAACTGGCAATGCGGGATCAAATATTTCAATTGGTACTAATGCATTTAGTCTGTTACAAAATGGCAGTTTTAATATTGGTTTGGGCTCCAACGTTCAAACAAAGTCACACAGTGATACCTACTCTGTAGTTATAGGTGAACCAGTGGGGCATGGCTCAAGCACTATTACAATTGGAGTTGCAAGCAATGACGGCGGAACAGCTCATGAAGGTTTTTACAGTAATGCAATTCGCGACGGACAAAAATCTTGGCCAAAATTTCCAGATGCGGCTTATTCCAATTACATGCATTATGATCCAAGCAGCACAGAATTGACATACATACCAGAAGTTTATTATGTTACAAATTCCCCATATGTTTTGCCAACTGGCGGTAAAAATCAACAGTTAACGCTAATCAATGCATTATTGGAGAGCACTTCAGGAGGATACACTCAATTTACTAATGGTGTGGGTGGATCTCAATTAGTGTCTTCTGGAAATGGAACTACTTATACACCTAGTGTGAATTGTATTATTAGCGATACTAATACAGATGGTGTAATTGTGGGTGGAGAAATTAAGCAGACAATAAATGGTGCATCTGTAAATGGTTTAGTTCGAATGAATTCTAAAGGAGATGCAGCGCAAAGCACTTATGAGAATGGTATAGCAGGACCTTCATTGCCATCAAATCCACCATTAAATCCAAAAGTGAATGCATTGTACTTGCATCCAACTACGAAGAATTTATATGTTGGTGGATTTTTTAACACTTCTCATGATTCTCCACAAATAACATTAAATAATATTGCTTATACTTCTAATACTGCTCCATCATGGCAGACCATGGGTAATACAAGTTATCCTGGGTTGGGTCAATTTACTCCAACTAATTCTGGTAATTATGTCACTGCAATTGCGCCATATCCAGCAAATTCAGCCAATCCAACTGATTTGTTTATAGGTGGAAATTTTGGAGGAACAAGTGCACCAAGTGGAGACACTCGCTACACTGATTTAAATAATATTACGCGCTACAATATAACATCAAATACATTTGCACCTCTTGAATCGGGAGGCTCAGATGGTGTAAGTGGTGTTGTTTATGCAACAACTTCTTTTAAAATAGTTCAATCAGTTTCTACAAAGACAAAATTTTATGCTGGAAATTTTCAATATGTTGGCACAGGTGCAAACAAAAAAACAGCTAATAGTGTTGTTATGTATGATGAAAATGACAATTTTGCTGTTCTTACAGATATTGAAACTGGTACTGCTGGTGTTACTAATGTGGATGGAACCCCTGGCACAATATATGCAGTTGCTTATAGGGAATTCTTTTTTGGTGGAGATTTTTTCGACTGGGATCCAACACTTTATGTTGCAGGAAAATTTGGACTTGCAGGAGGTAAAACCGCTCACAATATTGCAAGATATTCATTCAAGACTAGCAAATGGTCTTCTCTTCCAAATACTACAGATGGAGGCCCAATTGCAGGAAGCGACACAATATATTCATTAGAATTTGGCGATCAAGCAAGATTATATGTTGGTGGAAATTTTAGTTTGACTGCCGTTAAAGATAGGACTGGCAAATCTGTTATAGCAAGAGGTATTGCATATTATATGGATGGATATTTTATGAGCGGTGGAGAAACCCCCCACACGTGGTATGCTTTAGAAAATACTGGAACAGCAGTTGATAGTGGTGTTTATAGTAGTAGTTTTCCCCCTTATTCTATAAAAGCTATATGCGCATATACTGAACCTACTACAAATGAAAGATATATTGCAGTTGGAGGTAAATTTGAATTTGTTACAGGATTAACCTCGGGATCTCAAATTAATGCGGAGTGCATTGCATTATACAACTTTACCCAAAAACGCTGGTCTGCAGTTGATGGGTCTTTTTCAACAAGCGGAAAAAATGCAGGAATTGATATTAATAGTGTTGGCGGAGGAGCTTCAGTAAATGCAATTCAATGGTCTCCAAATAATAATCTATATGTTGGTGGTAGTTTTACGGCTGTTTATAATACTGGTTCATCTAATGGCGGCCAAGAAATGATATACAATATTGCAAATTTTAATAAATATGGAAGTTATGCTTCTAATCCACGATGGAGTTCTTTGGGAAAAGGAACAACGAATAGTAATGATGGAACAGTAAATGCTCTTTTTTACAATAATGATGTAAATAATGCAAAAAACCTATTGTATGTTGGAGGCCAATTTACGAGTGTTTTTAATTCCACTGGGTCTGGGGTTTCAGCATTTTATTTGGCAACATGGAATGAAATTGGTCAATCGTGGTCTCCATACATGAATTCAAAAACTGGAACAACTGCAGGAGGAGTGTATGATGTGTATGATATAACTGTCCCAGTAGGAATTAAAGCATTGGATTACTATGTAAGTGATGCATCATTAAATGACATAATTATGGTTGGCGGAAATTTTACGACTGCTGGTCAAGGTTCTTCTCCATTGATTACATATTCAGTTTTAAATGCAACCTATTTTACAACGGCTACAAATAAAAATATTAATGGGTCCTGGAATTTGCCCGTTACTACTACGACACCAAATAAAGGATTAGGACAGACGGTTTATGCTGTTGCAGTTACAAATAATTTTGTATACGTGGGAGGCGATTTTTCACATACTAACAACAGCGCTATTTTATTACATGGTCTAGCAAGATGGAACGTTAATACAAGTGAATGGACTGCGGTAACATCTGGAGGTGGACCTATTGTTGGATTGGGGTCTCCTACAAACAAAGCTTATAGCTTAGTTTTCAATGGAACAGATTTGTATATTGGAGGATCTTTTTCAACTATTTCAGGTACTTCTTACAATGGTCTTGCAAAATTCAATGTTAATAGTAACATCATGACGCCTTTTCCCAGTTTATTGAATAATAATGTCACTTTTGGTGTTACCGTCAAATCCTTGAAAATTTCTGGCGAGAATCTGTATGTTGGTGGTGATTTTACTGGGTCAGCATCAGTTTCAAATCTGTATCGCGTAGCAATTTGGAATATGACTTCAAATACATGGTCTCAAATAGTTGGTAATGGCGAATATGGTACAAACGGTCCAGTCAATTCACTCGTGTACAATGATCCTTACACGTACGTGGGCGGCGCATTTACTGGGACAACAGGACCAGCTGGAACTACGCAAAAGGATTTAAATTACGTTGCTTATTTTGCGCCTGGTAGTTCAAGTGTATCAATATCGGGACAATTTTATGATACTTCAACAAATACATTTCAATCATCACTTGCTTTGCCAAATTATTTGCAAAGCACGCACCTGATTTATGACACTAATATTTACGGACCAACAGGTGCAGGACCCACTGGAGCCTGGTTGGAATTATATGGAAAGCAAGGGGTGGGGGGAACCAGAGGTGCAGATGGTTTGCGTGGTGACACGGGTTTTACAGGACCAACGGGTCAAATGGGGGTAACTGGTTGGACAGGTCCAATGGGAATGCCTGGGGCAAAGGGTGACCGCGGTGATACAGGTTTTACAGGAGCAAAGGGTCCAACTGGTTATACAGGTCCTCAAGGAAGTAGTATATTCTCAGAATCTCTCGCAGATGTTGTTACAACAACATTAAATCCTACTCCTAGCTGGGGTTACGATGATTATACCACAAAAGCTTTTACTATTCCAGGAGATGAAGTGTGGACATTTTCTTGGTCCGCCGTATTTAATCACTATACTGCAACTGGAAATACTAGACCAGAATATTTGTTTACATTTGAAGCTCGCAACACAGTTTCCAAGTTGCGATACGATAGTTGTGATGTTGGAACTGGTTCGTATAGTGGATCCTCAAAAGCAAATGGTTCATTTACACTTCATGCGGGAACACATGCAACAAATTCATCCATTTCTTGGGGAACTGCTGTAACTGGTGGAACTCATAGATTTACATGGCAATATGCAAAAATAGTTATTCATCTTTACAGGGTTAAGGCTATAACATTTGATACAAATGTGCTTTCCAATTTCCTACAAACATCAAATATAGATATGGGACCAAAGGGACCAACGGGAGATAAAGGAGTTACTGGTGATCGTGGTCCACAGGGGGCGCTTGGTCAGCCAGGACCAGTAGGCGTAGCGGGAGTCCCATCAGGTGCAATTATGGCATTCGCAGGCAGTACGCCGCCAGCTGGATGGCTTGAATGCGACGGATCGGTAATAGAAAGAATAACGTATACAGATTTATTTGGTCAAATTGGACATAGTTACAAATATGAAGTTATATATGTGACGGATACACATTTTAGATTACCTGATCTTCGTGGTGAGTTTATACGTGGATGGGATCATGGAAGAGAAGTTGATTCTGGTAGAGCAATCGGTTCAACGCAAACGCACCAATTAGAAAAACACAAACACATTGCCTCCAACAATGATTGTCAAGATTATAGTAACATTAACGGAACTGCAAATGGAAAATTTAATTCTTGGTGTGATACAAATGGAAAAAATATAACTGAAGTTACTGGCGCAGCTTTAACTGGTGATGGAACTCACACTGGTCAGTCTTTTAATGGTGCAGCAGAAACATCCGCCATTGTTGGTGCAGAAACACGTCCTAGAAACGTGGCACTTATGTACTGCATTAAGTATTAACAAATTAGTATTTTAATATCAGCAAAAAAAATATTTTATAGCAAATAATAAAATCAATTGCTATAAAATCAAATATGCAAGAATTTTACTTGGTAAATGGTTTTTTTGTTTTTTCTATAATCTCTGCATAACTGGTTTGTGCATTTTTTGTCTTTGGAGTAGGAGAATTGCCAAAATAAATAAACGTATCTGTATTTATCCAGCTTCGTGATTCTAAGCTTTTAATATGAGCATTTTCCGCAATAGTTGCGATATTTGTTGGAGTGTTAAGAAGCAAAAATGATCTTGGTTTAAATGGCGTTTCTTTTAACATATCTGTAATACAAGGATAAAAGTAAAATGTTGTCTTGCCTTTAAAAGATAGTTTGCTCTTTTTATTATTATCGGTTGGATCAATACCTGATAAACTATTATCGTAATTGTTTATTAATCCCATTGAATATAACAAAGTAGGAAATGATCTAATCCCGTAATCTCCGCCATTGTATTGTATATTTACTAATAATGCAGCTCTTGCTGGGTAATTCTCAATTAACCAATTCCATCTTTCTGGACCTAAAAATCTTTGCACGGAATCAACACGTTTCATTACATCAAGATTTAATAAATCATCAATGTCTTCATCGCGCAATCCCTGAGTATATATTTTGTCAACTTCAATGCGAAGATAGCTTTTTCCCTCACTCTTTAGTTTTTGTAGTCGTTCATTATCTCTAACCTTAATTGTTGCGCTTTCTCTTTCAGTTTTAGTAATTATATGGCCGTAACCAATGGTTCTTTTTTTAATATTAGTTGGATCTAATGCATCTTGGTGATCAAACCATCTATACCTGATAGTTGAGTTTACTCCAGGCTTTCCAGTTTTAGGATCAATTATTGGTGTTCCGTCTTCATTTCTATTAATTGAATATACTATATTAGAGTCATCTTTTTTTCCATTTGGATCAGCGGGATATCTAGTTAGAGATGCAGTGCTAGGATTTGGACCAAACATGTGATGTTTATAAATGCTGCTATTGGTTTTAGTGTCTATTACAGGTATTTTATTTTTAATTAGTGCATTATTTGAGGGATATACTTGTAAAACTCTTAATCCATGTGCACCTGCACCTATTGGAAATGAATTATCTTCAATAAGTTGAAATTGAATAAACTCTCTGCCCGTTTTTTTATCATTTTCAACAACTTTAAAAAATTCTATTAATGCTGCATATTGTGCGTCTGGAATAGGTTTGTATGCAACAGAAACAGTTTTTGTTGTTAGAGCCGTAGTTGTTTGATTCACAACCTGTGCAAGAGTTGCCTTGTAAAAAGTAGTTTGTGGATAGCTTATTATAGAATTGTTAAATGAATTTGCAGTATCTATTAGATGTAGAATTTTTATGTTCTCTATTGTAGACTGTATTTCTTCTTCGCTTGGAAAATTAATAGTTTCGTTAATAATACTGGGATCATAACTGTCTTTTGTTACTACTACAGTGTCTGAGCTAAAAATAGAAGAATAATATGCGTACAATGAATCATATTCAAATAAATTGTCATAACTTCCATTTGGATCAACAGATATTTCTGTACTTATTACAACCATTTATATACTTATATTATTTTTAATATTTTTCATGAATTTGTTTTAAAGATTCATGAAAAAGGTTTTTATTTTATCTCTACATTTTGCACAACTTTACGAAAGTTGTAAATATTTTGCTCCACCTTTTCCAAAGGTGGAAACATTTTGCGCAACTTTTTTTAAAAGTTGCTTTAGTACTCAGGAGTATGTTTCTTGAAAAGGCAACCTTGAGACACAAGTCCCTTGACATCGGTCGCAACAATACTAGCATTCTGGTTTGCACAATTCGTCATCCAAACCTTGATAATGCAGAAATTTTTCTTGGGTGAAATGGTAATTCCAGTTACATTGGAAACAAATGATGCATTCTTGCTAATGGTATCCCCAGCAAGGACATAGGAGAGATCGCGCCATACCTCGCAAACATTCTTGTTGGATACTTTGTATGAAAAGCACCCACCGTTGCGATTCTTGGGATCCTCCCAAATGGGCATGACTCCCTCCTTCATCAAGAAGAGCATGCAATTCTTAACCAAAACGTCGGGCAACGTCTCGGTAATTGCAATCGTCTCCTCAACAGTAGTAAATGTATATAGCCTCTTGTAACTATCAATACTCCAATCAGTATTGTGAGGCATGTGCGTCCACAGGGTCCATCTGTTGGCAAGGTTGTGAAACTCGGTTAAAGTTTGTTCCTCGCTTTGTGACATTTCTTCAACTTCAGGTGTATTTGTTGCCATTGTAGATTGTGGAATTACCATTTATATTATAGTATGTCAATTTTTTTCTAAATGATTTTTAATAATATATTAAAAGGAGCACCTATTCGCGTGCTTGTTCGGCAATCTTGGATATAATATAACCATCGGTCGTAAACTTCAGTTCATCCGTTTGATCCAAGTTTACCACATTCACATTGGAGTCAATAAGATGAATATTATAGACTAGGTTTGATGCATGCAATTCCTCGGGAATTTGAATATTCAAAACATTTTTCAAAAAGTACATGACAAACTCGCGATCAATGCAATTCCCCACAATGGCAAAGTTATAATCCGCGCTTGTCAACGGGACCTCGCAAGTTTCACCATTATACTCCAAATCAAAGCTCAAGAATTTTTGTGATTGTGGTTGCTCCGTATAAAACAAATTACCAGGAATTTCATAATAAAGCACGCGATTCTTCTTGTCGCCCACATTGTCATTCAATACAAAAAAATCGTATACCTTTGGTTCGTTTGCATTAATAGTTGACAAGATTTCACCCTGGTTGTCATTTTTAAAAGAAAAGCTGTGCTTTAATAGCACAACGCCATTTTCAATAAACTCAACATAGTATGCGTTGTCATTGTTGACATTAGTTTTTGTTTCGCCAAATTCATAATTGAACTTTTCCTTTAGAAAATTCTTGATCAGTGGCACTACACGCGCATTATAGTCATTTTTAGTTCGGGCAAACCAAATTTGTAGCCCACTGTAAAGATAGAGTGAGTTGTATGCAACCATTATTCCAAAATCATAAACCCTCTGTTTAACGCGGGTTGTTTCTTCGGGATATTTATTTTCCGTAAATCGCAACAAATAACCGAAAATGCCTCCTACTAAGAAGTTGTTCCACATCAATAAATAGTATTGTATGTAAATTTTTAAATAGTTTATTTACATACAATTTCATTGGGTATAAGTATTTTAATATATGGGTTGCTGTTTTATATTAGGCGATCAAAACCAGGTATGCTTGATGCTGCGACTACATTTTTTGTGTTGAATATTGGAGGAGTATAGAAATCGGGGCTGGTCGTTATATCAGTTGTGGAAGATGAAGATGAAGATGAGGGATTTATAAAAATAATATTTCCAGTTTGATCTATTTGTCCTAGATATGAAACTCCCGTCTGTTTTTCATCGTTGTTTTCAGTGGTATTGCATGCAATTTTTAACTTACCTGTTGCTGAATCTAACCCAAATATATACAACAAAAGGCTCACGATGAATGTCATGAAAATAAAAGGAATAAATACAATAAACCAAGATACAATATTTAGACCTTGATCACATAGTACATTCAATAGAAGAGTTACCATTATCATTACAACAAATTTCATTAATGCAGTGTTATAAAAACCCTTAAATGTATCAATAATAATTTGGGTAATAGAAAATACCAAATATATCAAGGCTGGAGCGCAAAGATTCATTGTTTATATTATATTGTTATTATTTTACAGAAACTCTGGTTCTCCATCTTTTATTATACCAACCTTTTTACCAGGATCACCATTTTTATCTACCTCGTATAAAATACCATTTTCTTCATCTGTTGCAAAGTAGGTGACGTCATCAATTTCTATTTCGAAGACCTCTTCATCATCTTCTTCTTCATCATCTTCTTCTTCATCATCATCTTCTTCTTCATCATCTTCTTCGTCTTCGTCTTCTTTTTCAACTTCCTCTTCCTCAGTTTCAACGCTTTTATCTTCAGCTTCCGCTTCCTCTTCTTCAACTTCCTCCTCTTCAACTTCCTCTTCTTCTTTCTCCTCTTCTTCTTCTTCCTCCTCTTCTTCTTCTTCCTCCTCTTCTTCCTCTTCCTCTTCCTCTTCCTCTTCCTCTTCCTCTTCCTCTTCCTCTTCCTCTTCCTCTTCCTCTTCATCGCTTACAACAGGATCCTTGATTTTAGTATTACTACCATACGTGATATCAGCCTGAATAATTTGCTTATTAACGGGCGCATCCACAATGGTCTCTTCAATCTTCAATGAAATATGCTCTTCTTTTTCACCGCTAGCTTGAAGCTTTAAATCTAGCAAAGCCTTTAAGCGCTCAACCTCATTTGACAAATTTAAAACAACCTTTGTCAACCGCTCAACATCGTATTTAACGTGAGGCGAATTGTTATTTATAACATCTTCATATCCATAAATAACTTTCTTAACAATTGGCAAATTTAGAACAGATGTGCTCGTATCTTCAAAAAGAGCCGTGTTAGAAGCAAATTTAGAAAGACCATTTCTAAGAGCCTTATTAATATTGATCATTATTTCTTGCATAGCACATTCCAAATTGTCTGTGGATTCCATGATATAATTTATAATGGTGGATTTCGTTTAATATGATTTAAAAAACAATTTATCTATTTCATAATGCAGAGTGAAATCACAATGATAAACAACGATGACCTGAGCGATCGTGTTCAAATTATCATGCGACAAACTACTTATACAGAGGATGTAGCTTTAGCCAAATTAAAGGAGTTAAATTTTGACCATTTAAAAGTCATTAAGGCATTTATGGGGTTGCCAGAAAAAAAGATTGAAACTATTAAATCCGTGAACCAGGAAATATACAAGCAAATTAGAATGAAGCTTGATACATCAATGGCCGAGTTTAACTCAAAGAATCCTCCAAACTTTGATCATCTACGTTAATATTTGTATAATATATCACAAAATTATTGAAAAATATAAACAATAACGTGGGACACATGTCACATATTATCGTTTATCAACTTAAAATTAGACAGAACTTTGCATGCCAAACTTTTCATTTACAATATTGTTCTTAGTTTGCACTTTCTTTTGGATCTTCTTCTTCTTAATTTGATAATTATTGGAAGGAATAATCTTATTATTTAAGATGAAGTCATCATTATCTTCATGAAGTTCAGGTAGGACACGTGTAAGAGGTTTGTCAACAATTAAGAACAATCGCTCATTTCGCAGCAAAGAGCGATATTCTTGGATAGACAAATTTCCATAGAATCTTGAAAGCATATAATACGGGTTAGGTGCAGGCTTGATGTTTCGTTCATAATTATAAATCTTTGCATAAACATGGTTAATAAGTTGATATCTTTCAAATTTGGTAGAACTATCAACGCCTTCTTCCATTAGGTGCGCAACTGCACATTCGGGGCTGCAAAAGCACCCATAAACCTGATATGAGTCTTTAATATAGTGTTTGGGTATATACACTGGAGGATTATCAAATTCATATGTGCACCAAAAGCATGCAGATTTTTTATCACTAATATTGTTGATATGCAAATTATGTTCCAAATTTTTTAACTTCTTCCATATATCTTTGATATCGCATTCGTCGGAGTCTTCCTTATCATGCAAATATCCGTCGTCAAAGTTGACACTTCCTCCCTGCATAGAATCAAACAAATTATCGTCAAATGCACCTGGTTTTAGGTCTTCTGTTTGAAAAAATGCTGCTGCTGTAGAGGCTATACTAGTCTGTTGATTATTGTTATTATTGCTGTTGCTGTTGCTGTTGCTATTACCAGTAGAATACGTTTGTTGCTTTGCATTATTTAGCAATTCAAATGATAATTCATTGTTAGAAGAAAAATGGAAGGATTCAATTTGTGAGTTTCCTGCAGATAATGAAGGATCTAGATCTTTAACTGAACACTTCAAATGCAAAATTACATTGGGTTTGTTCTCTTTATTATTATTGGTTGATGCAATTTGTTGAATAATCTTTCCACCTTTTGGCTTTCTTCCTCTCTTCTTACCAGGTAGCTTAACTGGAGTTGATGCTTCTTGCTCTTCCTCTGGTTCGAAAGTCACAATAGAATTTTCTTCATTGCTAAGCGTTTTATTAACAATCTCATCATTGCAATCATTTATAAATGTAGAAATATTTTCATTATTATCAAGCGCAAAAGCAAACGAGTCTACATTTTCAACGGAATCTATTTTTAATTCAATTGAATTGTTATTAACTGTTGGAGAAACCTCGTCAGTTTTCTTCTTCCTAGCACGAGTTTTCTTAACGGGTACTTGGGGCTGTGTTGTTGCTGATTCTTGTTCAATAATGACATTTTCTACAACTACAACTTTTTGTGTTGGAATAGGATGTACAATAGTTTCTACAGAAGAAACTTTCTTTGAAGCTTTGGCTTTTGGTTCCTTAGCAGGCTTTGCTTCTTTTGGCGTCTTTAACTTGGGCTCCTTTGGCTCTTTTGGCGCCTTGGGCTCTTTTGGAGCCTTGGGCTCTTTTGGTGCATTTGATTTAACCATGTCTTTTATATTAAACACATCACTAATTTAAATGGTTTTAATAAATATTTAAACTGGGTTTTAATAAACTAAATTAGCGTGTTGCAAAGTTAAAAAAATATAGCAATATTTTACACGTTTTACCAGTAGCATTTCAACAATCATAACAATTTCTGCAAACAGGAACATAGTTAGATGAACCAATAAGCATTTGCTGCTTTTCTTCCGTAATACGCTTTGAAAATAGACCAAGAGTTCCATTGCGACAAACACTGCAAAGTGATGTAAGTTTGGTAACTTTATCACACAGTGGGATGAGATCAAGAATGTCGCCAAACTTCTTCCTTTCAAAGTCTCCATCAAGACCTCCAATGTAAACAGTCTTCTTTTCCTTCAACATATCTTGAACGCACGGCAACAAATCTTCAAAGAATTGTCCCTCGTTAATGAGGATAACCTTTGCGCATCTAAGTTTAATATGTTGCGCGGATAATTCATCAAATGGTTTTTCAATATTTTGATTGTCCCACACTCGTCTCAAGTTAATGGTTTGCATGCAAGGGATCATAACTTTGTCATGAGACGATAGCATGGTATCGTGATATCGTGTATCCGCCGAATGATTAATTACTGCAACAGGGATATTGCAAAATGTACATTGCTTATAAATTTCCAAAAGCTTGGAGGTTTTCCCAGAAAACATGGGACCAATGAATAACTCCAAATAACCAGTTAGAACTGCTGGAGCTTGAGACATTTGCGATACTATGGTATTTGTTGTCTTCTCCATAATATTATCATTCAATTATTTTTTTATTTGTTTTACTAATTTAATTTTATTTAACAAAGACAAGCGTACTATAAAAGAGTATAAAGATATAAATGTGAATCATATTATGAATATTTTAGGATTATGTTTATTTATATTTGTTGTAAATTCTGAATGTCATCGTATTATTCCAAAAAAACTATGCAAAGACTGTAAATATTTTATAGCACATAAAAAAGAATGTGCTTTATTTGGAAATACTGATTTAGTTAATGGAAAAAATAGTTATTACTCTGCTAAAACTGTAAGGGAAAAAGAAAATGAATGCGGAGAAAATGCAAAATTCTTTGAAGAAAATACTAATAAAATTGTTACCGTTCCTTATTATTTTATATTAGATCTTACAAGTTATTGGCGATACACTCCAGTTGCAGGGTTATTATTATTATATTTATATGCAATTTATAATTCAGTTGATGCAAAATAAACTATAATTATATGCAGTAATTATAGTTTAAAAACTTTTTTGTAAAATACATAATACACAGATCAATGAACGCAGAAAATGAATTTATTCCTTTTGTAGAAAAGCACAGGCCAACAAAATTTGAAAATATTGTATTAGATCCATTAAATAAACAAATTCTTAAAAATATTATAGAGACGTCTTATTTTCCCAATTTGCTACTTTATGGCCCACCTGGTACGGGCAAAACAACAACGATTATTAATTTGGTGAATGCTTATCAAGAGCGTTTAAACCAGAAGAACAAAGGCCTAATGATTCATTTAAATGCCTCAGATGAGAGGGGAATAGACATTATTAGAAACCAGATTAATCAATTTGTTAATTCAAATACACTATTCAATCAAGGTATGAAATTCGTAATATTAGACGAGGTTGATTACATGACAAAAACGGCGCAACAGGCGCTAAGATATCTTTTGCAAAATTATTCCAACAATGTACGGTTTTGTCTTATATGCAATTATATCAGCCGCATAGATGAAGGTCTTCAAAACGAGTTTTTTAGGTTAAGATTCAATCAACTTCCAGAAAATGACATTAACCGTTTCCTGTTAAATATTTCAAAATGTGAGAAGCTAAACTTGAATGAGAAATCTGTGTCCCTTGTTCAAAAACTCTATAAATCTGATATAAGAAGCATGATAAATTTTATGCAGACAAATCAAAACATTAAAGAGAATGAGTTTAATATTATTGAAGATGGAGTGTGGGAAGAACTGTATTTACAGATCCTGGAACTACATTCCAATATTAAAAAAGATGCAAATCATGATGCAAAAAAGCATACAAATATATTAACAAATAAAGTATACAACATCAGTCTAACTTACAACATTGATAAAAAAAATATAATCAAAGACTTCTTGAATTATATTATTCGTAACAAGGAAGAAACCGTCACAAGCGAGTTCCTTGATTTTATTGAAAATATTGTACACTTCCAAGATTGCAAAAATAATCATTATGTTAATTATGCTCTCTTGCGCACCGCATCATTGATGTCCACTCCACTTTCGTAGATGCTCATTCTCATAGTTAACTTTAACATAAAGTCATTGGGAGGAGAGCTCTTTGAGGGATCAAAAGTATTTTCCTTAAGATCATATTGGATTGTTTCAGCTTGTCTAAATGATGTAGATAAGTTTTTTTGAAAAGAGGGAATTTTTCTTCTTTCATCAATGATGCGTGGTTTGCAAGAGTACATTATATTCTATAATCAAAGAAAATATAATTGAAATAACTAATTTAAAGAGATTTAAAGACAATCTAGGTACCTACTATTAGAGAATGTCTCAAGATATAGATGAAGAATGGAAAATGTTTATGACGTCAAAAAATTTTGGCGGCGAAGATGCAAGCGATGATGATGAAGACGAAGATGAAATTGATATGTATAATTTGGCAAGCAAAAATGCTACATATTGCAATCCTCCTCCACAGCTAAATACCGCGGATCCTAAGATTAGTCTGGATCATGGCGAAGATGATGGCCCAGAATTTGTCATTGATTATTCAAATGTTCCTAAATCAACGGAAATTTACATCTCTACCAAGTCCAAGATTGCTTATTTGAATCGGCCAATTGACTTGAAGAAAATCTTCTGGGATGTTCCTGTGATCCCTTATGCAACACCTAAGAATGGTGTGATTAAAAAGCAGATCAAGTTCAATTCTGCCACACCAGAGGAATTGGAGGCTATGCAAGAACAGCTTAAAAAGGAATCTTATTACGAAGAGCAAATTATTACGAGCATCAACAACCCAAGTGGTCGCGTCAAGTTCAAGGATATTAGAAAGCTCAGTGTGGGAATTTCTAAGAAGGACATTATGAGCTACCGTTGCAAGAAGAAGAGCGCATTCTACAATTGTTTTGTTATGATTCTCCGTATAAAGATTGGTGAGATGTTCAAAGAGTTTCACATCAAGGTTTTTAATACTGGCAAGCTGGAAATTCCAGGTATTCAAACAGATGCAATCTATGAGGCGGTGCTGGCAAACATATTGGCGACTATTCAGCCGCACATGGAGGAGGAGTTGGCCTACCAAAAAACCAGCGACACTATTTTGATAAATTCAAACTTTAATTGCGGTTATTACATTAACCGCGAGGTGCTGTTTGATATTTTGAAGGCAAAGTACAACGTGGAGTGCATTTATGATCCATGCTCATATCCTGGCATTCAATGTAAATATTATTACGATAAGCAACTAGGGATAAAACTTGGGGTACAGCCGTCTTCTAGCAAGAAAGACAGCAATATTGTACAGGTATCATTCATGATATTCAGGACTGGAAGCGTTCTTATAGTTGGAATGTGTGATGAGAACGTGCTAATGGAGATTTACAAGTTCTTGAAAGACATGCTTCAAAAAGAGTATGCAAATATTGTTCAAAATGTAAATGGGGAACACATCTTGAATAAAGACAAGAAGAAGAAGGTGAGGAGAAAGACTATTACCATAAATGTTGCCGTAGGTGCAAATTAATAAGAATTTATAATAATAATTCGTATTAACTTTTATTATGCGTCTTATCGCGCAGCTTATAAAAACACCCATTTAATAATTTGCGAGGGTTCTTCGTTAGATAATATCATTGAACTTAACTCGTGAGCATAAATATTTTTTTTAATGTCGGCAATCTTTGTTTTATTCCTTTCCGTAAATTTGGATACTTTTTTAATGAAACAGAGAATTAAGTCAAAATAGAAAAGAAGATGAATATCCTTACCTAGTAAAGATTTGACAAATATGGTTACAATATCTAATTTTATTTTTGATAAATTTCCCGCCTGCAATCTTGCACAAATACTCAAGAAATATTTGGAATACTTTGCGATAAAATCATTTTTTGCGGAGAACTTGTATTCTGGATTGTGAAACAAATATTCAACAACTGTTTTAAAAATGTTTATATGTATTTGTAATATATCAATTTTCTCCGTAGTTTCGGTGTGCATTTTTTGAAGGTTCTTCCTTTGCTCATGGCTTATTTCAAAAATAGTTCTCTTATAGACAAAGAGAATGGCATCTCTGGAGCTTAGTTGCAAGAAACTGTGTTGATCATCCGTTATTTGCGTTATAAATTCTACGTAAAAATAAAAAGCTTTTTGACTGTGATAATACGCCAAATCAAGATTCTTTGTATACAAAAGTATAAACTTGAAAACATGGCTAATTGTATCCAGTCCACGCAAAAAAATGAATTTATAATACATGTCATTTTTAATGGAGACATTTTCAGTAATAAAATTCATATATTCTAAAATCAGTAGGACATATTTGTCAAGTATTTCATCCATATTATTGCTAATATTAGCCTTATAATTATCGGGATTTGTTAAAGCACATTCAGTAATATTATATGTGGAAACGGATGGATCTAGTTTTATGACATTGCTCATTTTGTGTTGTTATATTATAAATATACTTTAAAACACCGAGTTTTCTCTCAAATCCACGTATTTAATATTTTTTGTTTAAATAAGTATTTAAAGACTTTAAAATTTAAACTATATAATATGTCTGAACAAAAGAGTGTTTCAACTGGAGCCGTTGCTCCCAATGTCACTGCAAACAATTCTAACTATCGTTTACCCGCGGATATTACCCTCCAACATGCAGCCAAGTTGGCAATTGTTGACGACAAGCCTATTATGCTTGATTACTGGTCTTCTTCCTTAGATAAGAAGGCTCTTATCGGCATTAGAGAGGGTGGGGAGAAGCTCTTGGTTAAGAGTGAGGATGAGTACACGAGTCCTATTTCCAAGTTTTACAAGAGTGACAAGGATTACATTATCATTACTGAGAACTCAATATACTTGGTGTCTGCCGATATTCCTACCAGAAAGATCTCGTAAACAATTTTTACAAAGGGTTGTAATAATAGTTGCATAATTTCACATAAACCAGCAATTGCTAGTTTACGTAAAATAATATTTGGCATATATATAATGCCATTTGGTAATGGTCAAAATATTGCATTTTATTAGAGGTGGTATTTAGCCATTTTACCATAATATTGTTTGCTCATATATTTTGTGCCATAGGTTCCATAACTGCTATAGGTCTTTTTAGGTGATGGAGTGTAAGTGGGACGAATATTAAGCCACACTAGATTGTTGTAGTTTGGTACCGCAAGTCTATCTTGTTGGCACTGGCTTTGATAATTGAACCAATAGTTGCGTGTGACGCCTACAGCTGGTGCTGTTCCAGCTTTTAATGGTCCTAAACCTGCATGAGTATCAGCACTGTTAATGTAAGATTGAATGCTGCGAATGATCCTAGGTCTCCCTGCCATGTCGTATATATTTGCATAATATTTTTAATTTTTATAAAAAGTATTTTAATCTTTATCAAAATATAAAGATTAAAATTTGTTAGCCTCCTATGGGGCTCGAACCCATGACCTTTCGCTTACAAAGCGAATACACAAACCAACCGTGTTCAAGAGGCAATAGTTTTTGTCACCATATATGCTCATGTTTTTCGTCCCAAAACATTTTCCAAAATTTTTTTTAACCCCACCCCCAATCATATTTGTGCACGTTTCTTTAAGTCGTTTTTCCCAAAATATATTTATCGCCCACGAGCAGCCAAATATTTGGCGCGATAAGTCTCTTCGCCAAGGATGGCAATCTGCTGCATCCTGCGCATTGTGCATGCAAACGATGCTCCAGAATGTCCTGGCGGATTGGGACACTCTTCCATCTTGTTGCCTATAATGGCGACATTGGGATGTGTTGAAAACATGAATCCTTCTCCCGCTGGAGGATTATACGTTTTCATCCAAGACCACATCTCCGTGAGAGAAATTGCATCGTATGCATTCTTGGTCATTGAGATTTCATGATCGTGTTCCATATAACTGAAATCTCCTGGTATAAAAGTGGATTGCGTGGTTGTTGACATTAGCTTCTAGTGCTGTAATACTAATATGCTGTAAACTTTATACTGTTGTCAAATAGTCTTAAATTAGTATTTGGTATATTTATTTCTCAACTCCTTATGCATGTCAAATTTTTTTGCTGGATGATATAAATTATTAGGAGTCATGAAATCACTTTCTTCCCATTTTTTATCGTAATGAATTGTCTCCAATTCTTTGACAAATGCATGTGATAAATTATTTTTTCTAGTAAGTGTTGGTATAAGAGCCTCAATGAAAAATAGCTCTCCTTGCTTTTTTACATAATTATCAATGCTTTCAAAGAGTGATCTTGAAAGTCTACATGCACAAACCATGCATTTGAAATACGGCATTTCTGCATGAATTTTAAGTCTTGGCCAAAACCACCCATTATGTTGTCCATTTTCAGTTGACATGTGAGATTTTGTTAATACTTGATTGCTATTATACCGCGCATCAATATTCAATAGATCGTTTTCACTTTTAAAAAAGACGTCATCTTCAATAAACCAAACATCATCATAGTTTTTATTCACTACACCAAAATAATAAAATGCCTTATCCCATGCAATTACTTTTTTTGATGGCATGAAAACCGTATTTGCATATTTATACCCTAGTGATTCGCATATTTTGTTGTCTATCTGCACAAAATTTATTTGCGGACGAACTCTTTCATAAAGTTTGGTATAATTAAAAATATTATCATCTACAATAAAAAATACATCGTAGTTTTTGAAATCTTTTAAAAAATTGACCCACGCTTCAACAGGATTTCTAGTTAAAAGAGCAATGGCTGTTTTATTTTTTTTGACGGGTGTTGCAGGTGATTGATTCATTTGTTGTATATATTTTATATACAACAACTTTTTATATTTTACAAATAAAATATTAGAGCAATTCTTTCAATGCTTTCATCTTTTCTTCCTCCAACTTATCTGGAAACTCAATTTGAAAGACAATGATAAGGTTACCATTGTGAACATCGCGTCCTAATCCCATGTTTGGTATAACTTTTTCATATCCTGGCTTAATTATATTGCCACTATTATTGTTAATTGTGTAAATCTTGTTATTGATATACTTTAATTCAAAACTGAAACCACATAGTGCCTCCTTTAATGAAATTGTCTTGATTAAAATAAGATCTAATCCACGGCGTTGAAAATCAGTATTGTTTTCTACCTTAATAAACACCTTTACATCTCCTTTGCATGTTTCTGCAAGTACATTGCCCTTCTCGCGTAAAATAATAATCTCATTATCATCTACGCCTTTGTTCACAGTTACGTAAAGAGTCTCTTGTTCAAACATCTTGTGCCCATTTTCAACGATCCACCTCTCAACCTCTACTGGAACGGTTGCTCCAGTTAAAACCTGTTCCATGGTTATAGTAACTGACTTGATAATAGGTGTTGGCTTTTGCAAATTTTGCGCCATATTTTGACGCATACCCACGTTTACTGGCATACCGTTGTGGAAAACACGAATATTGGGGTTAGCTCCAAATGGCATGCCACCCATACCAGGCATTCCGCCAGGCATTCCACTCAAGCCACCCATACCTCCCATGCCACCAGGCATACCAGGCATACCAGGCATTCCACCAAAGAAAATATTTGCAAACAACTCGTCTATATTCTCAAATTCTGCACCACCAAATCCACCCATAGAATTCATTCGCATGAAAGGATTGCTATTCTGCATATCATATTTCTTCCTTTCATCTGCATCTCCAATCACCTGAAAAGCCTCATTGATCTTCTTAAAAGTCTCCTCTGCCGTTGGATCTCCTTGATTCTTATCAGGATGATACTTTAATGACATCTTTCTATAAGCCTTTTTGATCTCGTCCTGACTCGCACCTTGTTCTACTCCAAGAGTTTTATAATAAGATTCCTCACTCATTTAATATATTATTTAATAGTGAGATAAGCTTAAATATTTATTAACGAATATATTTATATTCATTGAAATTAATGGACTCTATTCAAAATATTAAAATTGCTGTTGAAAAAGAAATAGAAAAGATTGCAAAACCAACCCACCCACCTCTCTTCATAAACAAGTTTCAACCCATATTTTTCAAGGATTTTGAGATTGATGGGGAGACTGTAGAAATCTTGAACATCTTGATAAATATGAATAATTTAAACATTCTCTTTATTGGTGACGTAGGGTCTGGAAAAACATCTCTGTTAAATGCGCTTATTCGCGAGTATTATGTAGGTTATGAACCACACCAATTTGCCGATAATATTTTGCATATTAATAGCCTAAAAGAACAGGGAATCAATTATTATCGCAATGATGTCAAAACATTTTGCCAGACATGTTCTTCTATTAAAAATAGGAAGAAGGTGATTGTCCTAGATGATTTGGATCTAATCAACGAGCAAAGTCAACAAGTGTTTCGCAATTGTATTGATAAGTACAGTCACAATGTTCATTTTATCTCGTCTTGTAGCAATACTCAAAAAGTAATTGAAAGTCTTCAATCCAGGTTGGCTATTATCAAGATTAAACCTCTTCAAAGAGAAAATCTTTCAAAAATAATGCACAAAATTATGGATAGCGAGGCAATCAATATTCTTCCTTTGGCAAAGGAATTCATACTTAATATCTGCAACAATAATGCAAAGATATTGATCAACTATATGGAAAAGTTTAAACTTCTTGGGGAAGATATTACGCTTGAGCTGGCGACAAATGTATGCACAAATATCAGTTTTTTCACTTTTCAAGAATACACCCAACTATTAAAAGAAAACAAACTTTCAAGCGCGATAAAAATTTTGTATGCTATATACGACAAGGGTTATTCCGTCATGGATATATTGGATAACTATTTTTTATTTATTAAAACGACAGATATTTTAACGGAGGATGAAAAATACAAGATCATTCCATACTTGTGTAAATACATAACAATTTTTCATAATATTCATGAGGATGAAATTGAACTCGCGCTATTTACAAATAATTTAATCAAAATTTTATCGTAATAATCATTGCAATAATTATCGTAATAATCATTGCAATAATTATCGTAATAATCATTGACAATATTTCATTTATTTTTATATACAAAGAGTATACAATAAATGTCTACGCAAATATTTAAAAATCAAATACCAAATGAATTTTTATTTGAACTGTTGAGCAAAATATGTTCAAAAACAGACAAGTATTTCATTTTTAATAAAAATTCGTTCAAAAAAGGTATCTTTGATTCACTTTTATCAACCTTTATAGAATTATGTGTACCATGTTATCAACTTTCAAAAAGAAAATATTTAGAAAGAAAGTTAACGTATAATAGTTTTACGACCATCTTACGTCAAATTTGCAACTTTAACAGGATAAAATACACCTCACAGATAAAATACGATAAATCTGTTTATGATATTGTTTATTACATTTATTTTGTTAATGAATAATGGGTAATTGTCGTTTAGCTTTGACTTTGGTATTATTTTCGTCTTGATCCGTGACTCTTTTTACCTTTACCTTTAGATTTGTGATCTTTTTTTGTATGAGGTCTAGCCTTTGACTTTGCCTTTGTTGCTCGCTTTTTAACACCTCTTGCAACAGATTCATCATTCTCTTCAAATGATCTTGCTGCCTCACTCAACAATGTGGCTTCTTCTCCTATCGTAAGTCTTTCAGCTGGAGAAGCTTTTGCTGAAAGTCTTGAAGATCTTCTAGGAGATGACAGAACTAGAACTTCTTTTTCAACATGTTCATCATCACCCAGATGTTCGACCTTTAAAACGTCAACCATGCGTTCATCTGCAACTGTGCGTGGCATCTCAGCCTTGCTAATATCACTGGGAGCAATAAGCGCGCAAATGGCCTCATTGCTCACGGTCCTGTTCTCGGGTTTGCAAATGTCAACATTTTTATCTAACTCCATATAAATTCTCAAACTAACTGCAACGTCTACAAGAGAGTTGTGTAAGGTTCCGTTAGCCTTTTGATGGAACAAAAGCTTGTGAGCATCTTCTAGCCTTGGGCCACGCAATTGTCGTTTGCCATTTTTATCCAGCGTATAATCTACTAGGGGTTGACCATCTTCTCCAATAATTGGACCCTCTTCACCATATACTAAACGAGGAAGGTCACATCTTACCTTACCCTTTTGCATTGTGCAGTATTTAAATTCACTCTTTGGATCGTATCCCATTTTATCTTTGAAATCCTGCAAAAGATCTCTGGCTGTTCTTGTCAACATTCTTTTTTCTTCCTCGTCTTTTCTCCTATTTACAAGAGTAATCTCCGCCAAAACCACATTAATATCGTATTGAATGTTGTGTCCAACGACAAAGTCTGCGTGTTGATACGCAGTCATGAAGTCCAAGAGAGCGGTCAAAATTGGGATGCCTTCGGCTTGGGATTTTTCTGTTGAAATGCCATGAATTGCACTAGATTCTGGAGGAATAGGATACTGTTCGGGTCTCAAACGAATAATACTGTCATACATTTGCAAAGTTTTCATGCGATCCGTATCATATAAAATGAAACTTAGTTGCACGATGCGTGGCCAAGCCTCTGCTCTAACCTTTGCGTCCTTAAAGAAACCTTCGGCATATTTTTGCCCAGGAAGTTGCGGTGGTTTTCCTGTTGTTTCTGTATCATATGCGAGAATAATTGGCATTCTTATAATATAGTTAGAGTTTTAAATCTATATTATAATAAGTATAAGCTATCAATTTTATTAACAATAGAAAATGGTAAAATATGGGGTGTGTGTTTAATACTTTTCCTTGGGAACATAGTTACCAAGTAGAATGGGTTTTAAGCCCCACATTGGTGCGGCGGAAGGAATCTTCCAGAATGATACCCAATCAGGCTTATCCCTAACTGGCTCAATAACACCACCCTTGCTATCTGGTGCGTTTGCGAGCAATATGTATTTGCAGAGGATCACATTGCCTTCCAACACTTGCTCAACTGACAAACGAGCAAACCATTCATAGTTTGTGCGACTCAAAATCATTTTACTGGGAATCCAGATTCCATAAGCATTTGAATAAAAATCAATATAATCTTCAGCTAAAAGATCGTCCACAAGAACTGGTTTATCGTCCATCGTTTTTGTACCAACCTCTTTTCCGTCAATCAAATTAATTTGCCCATTTGAAACCCTCGCATTGCACCAGCGATCAAAATCACCTAAAAATTCCGCTTGCGCAGTATAATCGCTGGAAATTATGCGTTGCATAAAGTCTATTAATTCTGCAACTGTTTCATTGTTCTTTGGCGCACCCATAAAACTAGCGTCGGGATAAAAGTCGTCAGTGGTTGACGTTATGTTGCTGTCCACATTTTCGCAAATAAACATCTTGTCATTCCTTGTTCCCTTCAAATACAACTCATCCAAATTCTTGAAACACAAGAATGATATTGGTACTGACATGCCACCATAGTTATAGATCAGCTTTGCAATGGCCATTTGGCGAATGTAATCCCGCGTTGGCGCGCCAATTGTGCTCAAATCAATCTTCCACCCAGGAATCAACTTCTTAAATGTATTGTCGTCAATTAAACAAAGGTGGAAGGAGTCCTCGCAGTTTTTAATAATACTCTTTACCGTTAAATACAAGTAAGGTTGGTTGAGATCAAATGAGCTTCTTGAGCCGAAGCTTTGCCAGTGCCTAGCATTGTACTCATATGGTATGTGAATCCACATGATTGGTTTTTTCGCCTTGGCTAAAGATGATTCGTTCAAGAGATATTTCTTTAATGATTCTTCCTTTTTATTTTCCATGTACTCAACCGTAGAAACCTTTTCTTCATATCGGCGATACAAAATTCCTGCAATAATCAATAGAATTAGTAAAATTAAAAAATTTAGCATGGATAACATTTATAATATACAATAATATTTTTATATTTCATTTTTATAGGTTGGTGCAAATAAATGCAATCTCTTCATCTGTAATTTTAAAGAAGTCAAATACCTTTTTTTCATCGGTTTCACTAGTAACTGGAAAACTTTGTAGGATGCGAATATTATTAAAGTTTCCCCATCTGCAAATATTATTTATAAAGACGTATAGGGGATGCATGAGAATTTTTGCAACCTTTTCAGCATCCGCTTTACTTTTGCACTGTATAAACACGATGGATTGGGTCATCCCACAATTGTCCACAAAGACGCCATATTTGTCCGTTGTACTTATAAACACCTTCCACCCATCCTGGAACTTGTGCGGCCTTGATGCATAAACTGTTTGACTTGGTGTATGAATAAGCCGATGCTTAAACTCAGGAGTCTCATCGTTGGCTATGAGATCGCGTTTGGTATACCTGTGCAAATCACTGCTTGTTTTTACCTGAAACTTTGTGAGCTCCTCATTGTCAACAGTTTTGGCAAGAATATTTGCAACAATATTATTGTAAACTAGTGGAATATATTTGCGCTTCTTTGAGCAAACTTCGCCGCAATAACTCTGGTTTTTCCATTGACCAGAGACTGTAATATTCTTGTATGATGCAC